AAAATTTTACAAATAATACAATAAAATGAGCAAAACAGAAAAACCACTCAATGTCAATGTTGACATTAAGGCCTCAGCGCCTATTACTTCACCTGAAGGTAATCATATTTTTACAGAAGGTGTAATTTTACGAAAAATTTCTAAATTTGTAACAGGCACATCCGAAGATGCTATTGTTCCTATTCCTTGTTTTTATGATGTAAAGACAGGTAAGGTACTAGTAGAGTTGCTGCCTAAAGAACTCCGAGACGAGTATGCAAATATTTGATTGGCTTAAGCAAATCACTTACGAAAAACAACCTTGGGACTCATTTACTGAGGAAGACAGGACATCATTTAACCCATATATGGTGCACCGCTTCCTCAGTATGAATCCTGAGTATATTGAATTTGTAAACCTGATTCAAAGTATTCCTTACACTGAAAAGGAAAAAATATATAAACTATATTTATATATGATTCCAAAGAAAGACATGTTTTTAAAATATATTAAATCAAATAGAACCAAAACTAAAGAAGAGCTATTACAGCATTTAGCTTCTCATTATGAATGTTCTCTGCGTGAGGCGTATGAGTATTACCATATGCATCATAGTGATACTATTAAGAATATTTTAAAGAAAAGGGGTGTTGATGATAAAGAAATTAAAAAGTTATTAAAATGAAACTAGACAGCATAGTAACATCAGTTATAAAACAATTTGAAGAGCGTAGTATTCAAGGTAAAGAAAAATATGGTACTGATTTAGACAGAAACGATTTAACTTTACTTGAGTGGATAGAACATGCTAAGCAAGAGCATATGGATGCTATCCTATACTTAGAAAAAATCAAACAACAATACCTTAAAGAAACTGAGTCGTGAAAATACCCTCTATAGTAAAAACGATCCAGAAACAACCCGTACAAGAAATTAACTATGCATACCATAAAACAATTTCTTACAGCCAATTTTCTATTTATCATGAGTGCCCCCACAAATGGGAACTACAGTACAAAGATGGCTTACAAGAATATTCATCTACTATCCATACTGTTTTCGGAACCGCTATGCATAGTGCCATTCAGCATTATCTCACTTTAGCATACAACGAAAGTGCTGCTGCGGCTGATAGATTTGACCTAGAAACATTTTTTGAAGATGAATTTAGAAAAACATACCTAGAAGAATACAAAGCAAATAAAAATACTCACTTCACTAATGCAGTTGAAATGAGAGAGTTTTTTGATGATGGTATAGCTATTATAAATTACTTTAAGAAAAAGCGAGGTAATTACTTTAGTAAACGTGGATGGTATTTAGTTGCTTGTGAGTTACCCATTGTTATAACGCCTAATAACGCGTTTAAAAACGTTTTATACAAAGGCTATATTGACCTCATAATGTACCATGAGCCTACAAATACATTTAAAATATACGACTTTAAAACATCAACTCGAGGATGGAATGAGGATGCTAAGAAGGACGAACGTAAACAATTCCAATTACTATTTTACAAAAAATACTTTAGTGAACAATATAGTGTTCCTGAAGATAATATTGATGTTGAGTTTATTATTTTAAAGAGAAAAATATGGGAGGAAAGTGAATACCCACAAAGTCGAATTCAAGAATTTGCTCCTCCAAGTGGTAAAATTAAAATGAAAAAAGCATTAACTGCTATAAATAACTTTATAAATGAATGCTTTGATATAGATGGAACCTATAAAAATGTATCTCATCCCATAACACCTAGTAAGACATGCCAGTGGTGTCCTTTTAATGGGAAGAAAGAGCTTTGCAACAAATAGTGTTTTCATATATATTTATATATAAATGATGTTATGGATAAAAAGGATATGACATTAACAAGCGTCAAAGTACAAAGCGACTTGTTTGAAGATTTTAAATTAGAATGTGTTAAGCGAAAGTTTTCTTTACAAAAACTTGTCGACCGCACTATTCATTTGTATCTTACTTCTGATGAATTTAGAAAATCAATTCACAATCACAATAATTTAGATCGATAAAAGTTTTATGAATCAAAGTTTTGCTTATCTTCCTCCAAATGAGAGGAAAAAAATACTCTTAATCTGTGATGATATAAGAGTACACTCAGGAGTAGCTACGGTTGCTCGAGAATTAGTATTAAACACAGCTCAACACTTTAATTGGGTTAACGTTGGTGGTGCCATTAACCACCCCGATGCTGGTAAACGCATGGATCTATCAGCAGATACTAATAATAATGCTGGTTTAACTGATAGCTCAGTTATCCTATACCCAACTAATGGATATGGAGATGCCCGTATTATTAGACAACTAATTAATATGGAAAAACCAGATGCTATTTTCTTAATTACTGATCCAAGGTATTTCATTTGGTTGTTCCAAATTGAAAATGAGATTAGAAAAACAACACCTATTGTTTATCTTAACATTTGGGATGATTACCCTGCTCCAATGTATAACAGACCATATTATGAATCTTGTGATACATTGTTGGCAATTTCTAAACAAACTAAAAATATTAACACCTTAGTATTGGGTGATAAAGTTAAAAACAAAATCATTGAGTATGTACCTCATGGTTTAAATGAAAATGTTTTTAAACCACTTGATATCAGTACTCCTGAATTAAAGGAATTTAAAAAGAATTTATTTGGAGGTAAAGAAATTGATTTTGCTTTATTCTTTAACTCTCGAAACATTCGCCGTAAACAAATCCCAGACACACTGATGGCTTATAAGTTGTTTGTTGATGGATTACCTGAAGAACAAGCTAAAAAATGTGCTTTTGTACTTCATACCCAAGTAGTAGATGATAATGGTACTGACTTAGAAGCAGTAAGAGAAATGTTGTTTGGTGACAACCCAAAGTATAACATTATTTTCTCCCCAGCAATGCTTCCAGCAGATCAAATGAATTTACTTTATAATAGCACTGATTGCCAAATTTTGTTAACTAATAATGAAGGTTGGGGGTTAAGTTTAACTGAAGCGTTGTTAGTAGGCAATCCAATCATTGCAAATGTAACAGGTGGAATGCAAGATCAAATGCGTTTTAGTAAAAAAGGCAAATGGATTGACTTTGATGCTAAGTTCCCTTCAAACCATAATGGTACTGTTAAAGAACATGGCGAATGGGCATTCCCGGTTTACCCAACTAATCGCTCAATTCAAGGTTCCCCATTAACCCCTTACATTTGGGATGATAGATGCAACGCAGAAGATGCTGCTGCTCAAATTAAAGCAGTTTATAATTTGTCTAAAGAAGAGAGAAAAGCTCGTGGCGCAAAAGGCCGTGAATGGGCTTTATCAGATGAAGCCGGATTTACAGGCAAAAATATGGGTAAAAAAGTTATTACAACTTTAGATAAGTTGTTTAAAACTTGGAAACCAAGAGAAAAATATGAACTTATAAACGCAAACGAAGTTAAACCTAAAGTAGTACCTCACGAACTAGTTTATTAATACCAAAAAGTTATATGAAACCATTGTTTTTTATTTCATGCCCAATCAACACGTATAGTGGATATGGAGCTCGTTCTCGAGATTTAGTTAAAGCAATCATTGAGACAGACAAATATGATGTTAAACTTATCCCTCAAATGTGGGGTAATACACCTTGGGGTTTTATTGAAGATAATCCTGAATGGGCGTTTTTGCAAGACCACATTTGGACCCAACACCAACTTCCAAAGCAACCTGAGGTGTGGATGCAAATCACTATTCCAAGTGAATTTCAACCAATTGGTAAATTTAATATTGGAGTAACAGCAGGTATTGAAACAACACTTTCACCTGGTGACTGGATTGAAGGTATTAATCGAATGAATTTAACCCTAACATCTTCAGAACATTCAAAGAAAACATTCCTTGATACTGTACTTCAAAAAGTAGATCAACGTACTAACCAACCAACAGGAGAAGTTAAAGTACAAAAACCAATTGAAGTATTATTTGAAGGTGCTGATACAAACATTTATAAGCCACTTGATACGGTAGAATCATTTCCTGAATTAAATGACATTAAAGAAAAGTTCTGTTATTTGTTTGTAGGTCACTGGATTAATGGTGATATAGGTGAAGATAGAAAAAATGTTGGTTTGTTAGTTAAAGCGTTTTATGAAACATTTAAAAACAAAAAACAAAAACCAGCACTTATTTTAAAAACATCTCAAATGGGTTCTTCATATATTGATAGAGATGAAATTTTAAAACGTATTACTTTAGTTAAAAATACTGTTAATTCAAAAGATTTACCTAATATCTATGTGTTGCACGGTGAATTTACTGATGCTGAGATGAATGAATTGTATAATCATTCTAAAGTAAAAGCAATGGTTAGTTTAACTAAAGGTGAAGGTTATGGTCGTCCACTACTTGAATTTAGTCTAACTAAAAAACCAATTATTACAACAAATTGGAGTGGCCATACAGATTTCTTAGATGAAAAATTCACTACTATGCTTCCGGGTGTTATGGCAAACGTTCATCCAAGTGCTGCTAACAATTGGTTATTAAAAGATTCACAATGGTTTAATGTTGAAACAGGACATGTAGGACATCATTTAAAGAATATGTTTGAAAATTATAAAGCATATACGGATGGTGCTAAGCGCCAGGCATATAAAAGCAAAAATGAATTCAGTTGGGATAAAATGAAGGATAAAGTAAGTCAATTATTTGATCAATACATCCCTGAGTTCCCAAAACAAATTCAATTGCAACTTCCTAAGTTAAAGAAAATTGAATTGCCAAAACTTAAGAAAGTAGAAGAATTTACAACTAACGAAGCATAATCAAATGGAAGATAAAATTATAACTTGCCCTAAATCAGGAGGCGATTTGTGTTACGAAACACAGGTTACCCCTGAAATAACAAACTGGATGTCTTTGTCTTGTGGTTATTGGACTAATAGTTTAATGACTAAGGATAGTGAATTCTACAATGAACAAATGGAAGTACTTCCTGAGTTGTATAAAGCATTAGCTTGGGAAGATCCAAATACTGGTTTAACCTGGTTGCCACAAACAATCAACCATCCAACACAAGGTATGGTATTTGCGAATGGAGCCACTGCTGATAATTGGAAATGGGCTGCTGTTAAAGCAATTGTAATCCCTGAAGAGGAAAAAGAAAAATACCCAATCCCAAAGCAACCAGGTAAATTCTATGAGTACAAAATGGATATGGAAACTCTCCAGCATTTTGAAGAAAGAGAATTTATAGATGCTTTAGAATATGTTGGCCTATTAGGATAGTTTTATTATATTAGGGTTATATGAAAATCAGTTACGCTATTACAGTTTGTAATGAATTGGAAGAGATAAAACGTTTGGTTTCTTTTCTCTTAGAATATAAACGATTTGAAGATGAAATTGTCATTTTATGGGATGAAAATGGTGATCCTAGAGTTTGGGAATACTTAATTAGTATTCCTGAACCTAGACACTTTAGAGATCATTTCAATAAAAATTTCTCAGAATGGAAAAATAAATTATCATTAGTTTGTAAAGGTGATTATATCTTTCAAATTGACGCTGATGAAATTCCTAATGACAATTTAATAGAAAACCTACCTGCTATATTAGAAAATAATGTAGATGTTATTTTAGTTCCTAGAGTAAATACAGTTCAAGGTATTACCCCCCAACATATTCAAGCTTGGGGTTGGAAACAAAATGATAAAGGATGGATTCAATGGCCCGATTTTCAATGGAGAATTTATAAAAATGATCCTGAGATAAAGTGGAAAAATAAACTACATGAAATTTTAGATGGCTATAAAACATACTCTAACCTCCCAGAAATGGAAGAGTATGCTTTATACCATCCTAAAACAATAGAACGTCAAGAACAACAAAATAATTTTTATAGTAAGTTATAATTTAAAAACAATATGGTTGACAAAATATATATCATTCACTATGAACCTTTAATAGAAAGAAAACAATATTTAGATAGTGTTTTACCTTTATTAAACATTGATTATGAGTATGTTTTAATGAACTCTAAAACTGATGCTGAAGTTTTAGCTAATTTAGATGATATTTATTTTTATGATGAAGCCTTATGGAAAAAAATGAATTTAAATGAGATAGGAGTTAGTGTATTTCATTTAAATGTATATAAAAAAATATTACAAGAAAACCATAAGTTGTGCTTAATTTTAGAAGATGATGCTGTATTAACTAATGATTTTTTAGATTCTTTAAATAAATTAAAATCTGAAATTGTTGATTTTGATTTAGTATTTTTATCTACTTGTTGTAATCTTACTTCTACTCCTCCCCTAAATAAAAAAATTAGTCCTTCTACTACTACTAGGTGCACTGCTGGGTATTTAATCTACTCAGAATGTATATCTAAGATATTAGCCTCTTCAAAAAAATTCTTTCTACCAATTGACTGGCATTTAAATTATCTACAACCTATTTGTAATTTAACTTTTGGGTGGTGTGAACCTCCTATAATAACCCAAGGGTCAGAAACTGTTTATAAATCAAATTTAAGATAAATGAAAGATACTTTACATTTATATAACCACTGGCATTATGGAGATATTTTTACCTCTAGAACTCTTATTAAACCTCTCCTTACTAAGTTTAATATAATTTTTTATCATAACCTAAACACCCCTCTCCTCCCAGACTTAGAAGGATTAACTGAAATTAAGGGTATTCCTAAAGATTTTGATATGCATTCTTCTAATTTTAATGAAAAAAAAATTAATGCTTGGATTGGCCAGTCTCAAATGCAGTATTTTCACAAATTTGAGACAGGATGTTCATTAAAAAATTATCTTTCTTTTGTATTTGAAGTATTAGATTTTTATAATATCCCAAAAGAAAATACTGAATATTATTTCCCTGAAGTGCATTTTAGTAAAATTTTAAAGTATAGTGAAATTAAATCCCAACTAGAAAATTATAAAACTCAATATAAAAAAATTGTTTTTATTTCCAATGGAGATGTCCATTCAGGGCAATCTTCTAATTTTGATTTTTCTCCTATTGTAACAACTTTAGGACAAGAACACCCAGAAGTTTTATTCTTATTAAGTGAAAATAAGAATATTTCTTTACCCAACATTAAGTTTACCTCTGACATAACTTTACTAATCCCGGATTTACTACAAATAAGTTTAATTTCTACATTTTGCGATGTAGTTGTAGGAAGAGCTTCTGGACCTTTTACTTACACTTTGGTTAAAGAAAATATTTTAGACAAAAATAAAAAATTCATATCATTTAATAACAATCAGGTTGAAGCTAACTATTATAATAATTTAGGTTTTAATTTAGAATGGCATTCAAATTATGAATATAATTTTGTGTTAAATACTATAAAAAATGCTATTAATGTTTAATAATAAATTAAATACACAATTTAATACTAATCCCTCAATAGAGTTATTAGAGTCTTTTTTTAACAATAATCCAAAAAATCAAAATGCTTTTAGATATTTTAAAAATAGAAATTTTGATTCAATTAAAAATCACACACTAACTTTATTAATGTATCAAAATAATAATATTGTAGGATATGGTCACCTTGATAGAGAAAATGATATAACTTGGCTAGGCGTAATGCTAGGAGATAAACATACCGGAAAAGGATTAGGAGGTATCATCATAGATAGACTTACCCAAAACCGCACAAACGATATACATCTATCAGTTGATAAAGAAAATTTGATAGCTAAAAATTTATATACTAAAAAAGGATTTTATACTGTTGAAGAAAAAGAAAAATATATAATAATGAAATTAAATAAATAAAATTATGGCAGACACTTTAGGAACATTAATTGACAAATTAACCACAGTTGATTTAAAAATGTGGAATAACCAAGAAATACTCTATAAAATTAGAAAAATGTCTTTTGAAGAGTATAAAGAAAAATATTTTCTAAATGAAGAAGGAGCAATGGAACTATGGAATACTTTAAAAAAAGCTACTGATTTAAATGTTCAAAGGAACCAATTGATTAATGAAGTTGATGAAAAGGTAATTGAAATAGTTAATGCTAAATTATCTGGAGAAGATTTAGATAACGGTAAGTTTCTTCAAAGATCTCACAAGACATATTAAATCTAATATGGAAAAAAAATATTTCATTAAAAATTTAGGTATTGGTGATCTTATTTTTTTTTGTGGATTGATACTTTTAACTCACAAAAAAG